AAAATGCAATATTAAAGGACATTGATCGGCTGGCTATTGATGGCAAAAATGACATTGATAAAGTCAGGTCTACTTTAAAGGACCGAGTGATCAAAATATTCCTTCCATCCGTTAAGGCTTTCGAAGAAGAAGACATTAAACGAAAAGCAGCAGCAAAATTAAAAGCAGAACAAGAAGAGTTAAGAATTAAATCAATAAAAGATGAAATAAACGGTATTCGCTTGTTTGCCTTAAATACGCATAGTAAAAAAGCAGCTGAAATTTCAGATATTATTGAAGCTGTGGATATGATTGATATTTCTGAAAGCTTCGCCGAGCTAACTCAAGAAGCAATGGCAGTTAAAAAAGAGGTTCTAGGAGAATTAAACCTTGCTTTATCTACCGCCATTCAAAACGAGCAAATAGATGCTGACAGATTAAAACTTGAAGAACAGCGAAAAGAACAAGAAAGAAATCAAACAATAGCAGACTTAAAATTCAAAGCTCAAGAACGCCTTAATAACCTAATCATGATCCCGTCTAAAATGTTTAGCAAAAATGCGGGCGAAGTAAATAAAAAAATAAACTCAATCAAACTTCAAAAAATTAATGAATCTGAATTTGGTGAGTTGTTTACCCAGGCTTTAAATTCAATAAAAACCGTAATTTCTCAGCTAACCGAAATGTACGAAAGCAAAAAAGCCACTGAAAAAGTCGAGTTTGATAATCTTAAAGCAGAAATGAAAAAAGCCGAAGATGAAGCAGCGGAAAATAGAGCTAAATGTGGAGCCATAGTTTCTTCTTGGCAAGATGCTTTTAATTCAATAAAAATAACTGTTTTAGTTGATTTTGTTCAGGCTAAGTTTGATTGGATATCTTCATCAGGTTGCGATAAAAACATATTCGGAGATAACTTTGATGAAGCGCTTGATATTTACAATAATTGTTATAGTGGAATTAGTGCTCGATTAGATTTTTTGAAGTCAGAAAAAATTGAAAATGAAAATGAAGAAGATGAAAAAATTAGGTTATCCCACCTAGATCACCGTATCGCCAAGGATAAAAGAGATCAGTTTCAAGAAGATATTGTTGATGGTAAATACAAAGGAGGGGGTGACGCAATTGGTAATGCCGCAGTAAACAACGAAGGCTCAGCTAAATCAATTGAGGAAAGGCTATCTGATCGCTTTTCTGAGCCTGAAGTTAAAACAGTAAGAGAATTCTTAGCTGATTATTGTAAAAGCGAAGGTTACGGCACTGAAGAAGAAAGTTTAATCGAAGCCTTAACAAAAGGAAATAGAGTTTGGAGCGATCCGAACATGGATGAGCACCGTTGGTATATATGCAATGAAGTTGTTAATGAAATCAATGGCACTTTCATTAAATACACCGATTACATTATTACTGGCGATAACGGCATGGCTGATATGGATTTACAATACGATCTTTCTTCAGCAAAAATAGTCCAAAAGAAAGAAAGAACAGTAATTGAAACGTACTACGAATAACTTAATTTTTAAAATGCGGTGTAACAGCCGCCATAGGAATAGATAAAATTATGGAAGCTTCAATTTCGGTAAAGCCAGAATTTCACTTGACGATAAGCAAAGAGATTGTTCTTTTATTATCTCGAAAGTCAAAACAACATTACGACGGAACTTGCCGTAACGCATCAGAGCAGGGAGGGTTTATTTATGGATGGGTAAACCGTCTAAATGAAACTAATGCGACCTTTCCGGCATCATTTAGGCAATTAGATTTAACAGTAAAAATATTTGGTGGTTTCATTCACCAAGGTTCTGATACAGATTATGATAAAAAGCGAATGATGGAATACTCTTCATTTGTAAGAAGATTACTAAATGAAAGTAATGAATTCATAATGAGTTTACCGACAAAAACAATTAAATAAAAATCCGGTGTAATATCCGCCACAACTAAAGCAAAGGAATCATAAAAATGAACATTGATAATTTGAAGAAACTTATTCAAAAAGTAGAAAAAGCTGAGTTAAATATAGAAGAATTAAACAACTTAAAAGCAGACCATAAAACAAACAAGGACTATAACGGCGGCGTGTGCAATGCTAGGTTTTACGTTACAGGGCGAAAGGATACGTCAGCCCCAGCAATAGACGAGGATATCTTCTTACAAGCTGTCAACGACACAATAAAACGAGCGGAAGAATTAAATAAGAAAGACAAGCAGATTATTGAATCTATGAATTTAATGATCACCCCGGGTAGTTGATAAGTAAATTAATTAAATCGAACTATTCGGCCTAACCTAATAGTTCAACTTTTAAAACAACGGAGAATACAAAAATGTCAAATCAAAGAGAAACAAATGTAGCTGATTTTATCGGTGAATGTAACGCTGGAATTTTAATGGAAAAACTAGCACTAGCTTTAAGTGATGCGGCAATGTCCCAGCTTAATCACGGTATAGGCAGCAAAAAAGCCAAGGTATCACTTGAGTTTACTTTTATGCAAATGGGTGATAACGAACAAGTGATCGTTTCACATAAACTTTCAACCAGCAACCCAACTAAGCGCGGCAAAAAGGTTGAGGAAGATGTTACCGATACTGCTTTCTTTGTTGGTAAAGGTGGCAAATTAACCATCAATCAACCTATAGAAGATGATGCCGGACAATTCGCTTTCAGCCAAGAAAACGTAGACAAGGAAACTGGAGAAATAAAAGAAAATAACGTTCGCCGGCTAGTAAACTAAAATTAACAAAACAAACGCCGGGCAACCGGCAAACCTTAAATTTTAATTAAAAGAGAAAACAGTATGTCAATAACAAAAGAAGCAATACAACACTTAGAAAAATCCGTTTTACTTGAAAAAGTTAACGGAGAGCTATCAAGCATATCAACCAGCTCAAATTTATTAGTTGTACCTGAAGGTTTTAAGCTTCATAACCTTGAGAAGGATATGCTACACCGTGACTCATACCGCTCATCTTTCGGCACCAAGTCAATAAAAGACTTTGGTGAGTATTGCCAAGAGTTTGATAAAGAGGGCGCTAAGTGCTTTGTTAACTCTGATCACATGAATGCGAATACAATATTTGATCTTGGCACTGAAGAATTACCACTCCATCAGCTCCATAACGCTAAACTTCAGCTTGATAAAACATCCGCTTTTCGTGCTCTACTTAAGATAAATGGTGATCACCTTAGCCAAAAAGATGCGGCTAATTTTGTTGATGATTGGGCTGATAATATCACCGTACTTTCTAACACTGGTGAAAGCATGACAACAGGCCAAGCAGTTAAGCAAATTCGCGAGATAACTATTGAGCAAGTATCTAACATAGATAGCAAGATAAGTGATTTTGGTGAAAGCATGAGTACAAACGAAAAAATAGAAGCCAAAAACCAAGAAAAGATACCGGCTACAATTCTTTTTATCTGTGATCCTTATCATGGTTTAGGGACAAGAGAGTTTATTATTCGTGTTTCTATCTTAACCGGTGGAGATAAGCCACAAGTAAGTTTCCGCATCATTAAGCTTGAAGCGCAAGAAGAGGATATGGCCGAAGAGTTTAAAGAAATTCTGGTTAAAACCTTTGACAAATCAAAGCTTAAAACCTTCATCGGAACCTGTTAGCCTTTAAATAAGTAACTTATAAAGCCGCTTAATTTCGGCTTTATAGGTATCAACAAACACAACACAACCAACGATAAAAAGGAAGTCACAAAAATGACAGACCAAAAAGAATCAGCAAAAAAACCACCAGTAAAAAAAGAAAATAAAACAAAATTTACTAATGGATTTTACCGATTAACCTCTTCATTTAATGAAGAAACGATTGCGTATTTTTACTACAACCCTGACGCAGAATTATGGGGTTTCGGGTTTAACATTTCTGATGGAGGTGGGTTTATTCCTGCTTTTGATTTAACTGAAAAGACAGAAGTTAAAAAGCTAGAAATAGATGATGGCTTTAAAGACTCCTTAACTGGTTCGGAAGCTGTCTACGGGTTTGCTGCATGGTTAACTAGTAGAAGTGAAAAAACCGTAATGAGTTCTAGTGACGACTGTAGCATTATATGTGAACTTATTGATGTGTTTTGCAAAGTAAACGGCCTAAAAAATCCGCGAGAAAACTATGCCGATTATTTAACGCATCCAACTAGCAAAAATTAATTTAAACGAGCTACCTATAATTAACGAATAAATTAATCGGCGGTGATCATCGCCGCTAAAGCCAAATTAAAAAGAGTAATAATCATGTCAGCAGAAAACATCAGCAAAACCTGTGGAGGTGGTTGATTTCACAAATAACCCGTAATCAAGTATAATAACTATTAATTAATTAACTCAAAAGGCAAAAAATGAAAACTTTGAGCAATAGCACAGTGAGCGGAGCAAAGAAAAACGTTAGTGATCTTATTATTTACGGTGACGGCGACACGTTTAAATTGATTTGTAAAGCATCAAGCAAAGCAGAGGGTTGGATGAAATCTACAAAAGCAATGCAAATTGATGGCGTAGGTTGTGTTGTTCAGGTTACTACACAGCAAGGTGATAATGTATCAGAGGCATTAACCTTTGTTCCTGGCGTTAAAATAGAAGTAATTGGTAATAAAACAAACGGTCGAATGTTGGTTTCCATGTATGACACTAACGTTAAAGCTTTTACGGGCGGAGATGGCCCAACAAAAAAACCTGAAACCTAATATGGGTGAACATCACTTTATATTTATAGGGATGTTATTAGTCCTACTTCTTTTCAAAAGAAGTAGGTATGCATCTTTCGTTTACCTGGTTCCTTATGTTATCTATTTTTATTTATATTTAAAAGGGTTGATCCCTGACAATTTCTACCACTCAATTTCAGCAACATTCAACACCTTTATAGGCATACTTTTATTTAAAGGTTACGAATACACAGGTTTTAATAATATATTCAACCTACACAAATACAAAGTAAATCAAAAGGTAGGCTTACTTTCATTTTTACTTGTCTTTATAAATTTGGTAGGGTATTGGAAATATGAACACGGATTTGGTGCCACCATTTACAATAGTGATTACAGATTTATAGTGGCAGTTCAAATTTCTTTATTGTACATAGGGAATATGATAAATGCTTGGGTCGATAGACGTAATAACCAACGTTCTATGGTTCGCCTTACTGATATTGATTATTTTGAAACGTCTGGCGAAATCCATCAAAAACAAAAAGGCGAGTAAAGATGACAACACCAACAAAAGAGGCGATTAGAGTCATTGCTGAACACCCAAAGACCAGCGCTGTTCTTTTAGCTGTAACTGGTATAGAAACATTTTGGATTGAATGGGGTAATTGGGTTGTCGATGCTTGCTATAGTGTATGTAGTTTGGCTTTAGTTTGTGTGTTACTTAGAAATGCGTTACATAAGGACAAGAAAGGTAAAACGAAAAAAGGAGGCGTAAAATAATGGCAAACTCATTAATAACCGAAATAAGAAAAGAATCTGGAGAGTAATAATCTATGAGTATAGATAGGCGTATTAAGATACCACCAGAGAGCAGAACAGTTAAGCTACCACCAGACGATAGAAGGATTACATTCATATGAAGTGGACTAAAACATTAGAGCTATGCAAAGATCCTTCTGATGTACTGGATTACACACTCGATTACACATCATTACTTCAGTCTGATAATATTGCATCAATAACGGTTACCGGTGATAACTTGACAATAGATTCAAGTAGCTTCTCCGGTAAAGTGGTGACTATATTTGTCTCAGGCGGCGCCAATGGCAAGATTGGAATAGTTAAAACCAAAATAGTAACAACTAATGCAACTATATCTGGTGATATCTCAGGCGCATTGTTTACAAATTCTATAAGCGCTTTTGTTTCTCCAATTTCTACACGGTTATCACCGGACACTAAGATAAATACTTTCTTTTCTTCATCGAATTGTATTGCAGCTACACAATTTAACATTTACTTTTCCTCTATCTTAATTCTAAATGAACGTTCGAATGTTCTTGGAGTTGCATTAGTTGTTACTATTTTGGTTTTAACTATTCCAATCTTGCCATTGGCGCCGCCTGAGACAAATATAGTCACCACTTTACCGGAGAAGCTACTTGAATCTATTGTCAAGTTATCACCGGTAACCGTTATTGATGCAATA